AAATGAAAGAGGTGATAGGTAAGTTTTATTATTACCTAAGTTATAATGAAAGAATAACTCAATAAAAGGGTTATCTTTATTATGTTTGTAAGGAACAACACGCACAACTTGAGTACCTGGTTCAGGTTTCCAAAAGTTATCTTTTGTATTTGAAGTTGATTGTAATGTTTGTAGTTTGGATTTTATAGCATTTATATCCATTTTGTATTTCTCCTGTGTTTTATTATTTATCGTTTATTAATTATGGTTTACATAAAACCATATAACCTATTTTTACTATCTATATAATATATATCAAAAAAGCAATATAAGTCAAGCTTTTTTTTATTTTTTTTCAAATTTTTTCCATTTTTCTATTGGACACTCCGATGTAGCGTAATGAGTTTTAACATTCATAAAACAACCACACTCTATACATCGTCCATCTTTTTTATCTGTATCAGGATTAATTTCATCATATAATAACCTATCACATTTAATACATTCATCCCATCTCTCTTCCGCTACCTCTTGAGGAACAATCACATGTTTTCCTCTCATAAAGGCTTTCAAACTTCTCCAATGAGTAACAGCTAAATCACGAACCATTTGAGATGTTGGTGGAAGTTTCTTTTCCATTTTCAACATATTCTCTGATTTTTTAATGTTTTTTAACTCTTGTTCCGTAGCCTCTCTATCAATTGTTGGTATTGGTTTGAATTTAAAACTCATTTTACTCCGAGATGATTCATCAATTTATCCATTTTTTGTTCTAAAATATTTAATCTACCAGTTATTGAATTTTGTTGATTTTTTCTAGCTTCCCATTGTTGTTTTAATCTTTTCATCACATCATCAACAGGTTGAAGATTTGGTATGTGATTATTTTCAGATTTCCATTTTGTATATGTTTGTTTCCAATCCTCTACAAGTTTTTCATCATCCCAATTTTGAGGTAGTTGTGGTGGTGGTGATTTTGGTTTAGGTGTTTCAGGTATTTCTTCTCCATCAGCCCATTTTTTAATCGTATCTTCACCCCTCCAACCACAAACATTATTTCCTGTTTCAGAGTTAACTAAAAGTGGTGTACCACATTTAATTTTAAATTTTTCTTCTATTTCTTTTTTAAATAATTCATTGGCTTTGTGTGTTGTATCTAACTTGACAATGTCATAACCATTGGAATTAAGTTTATCTACAATTGGTTCTACTTTATTACAATAAGCACAACCAACTGAGTAAAAATAATATAATGTGGATTCTTTCTCTTTCATAACCTTTTTCCTCTATTTTAAACTTTTTCTATTTTGAAAATTCTTGTATTGATTTTGTTCAATCCATCTGAATTTGTTACCATTAACATATTCTTAAAGTTTTCCCAGGGTATCATAAATCTTGAGTCCATAACACCATTGTTTAAATTTTTGATACATTCATTCAATGCATTGATGGTATATAATGTATTGGAATGTTTTTTTCTATGTAGGGAAATCGTTCCCTCTACTTTATTATAATCTATACCACCTTGTGTATCTACATTGTATGTACAAATTAATTCATTCACATTGTTTTCATTTTGCAATACATATACTTTACTGAATATGATTGTATATGCATCTACGATTTTCTCAATTGTTTCATCAAGATTATCTTTTGTTGTGAATGTTGCTAGTAATTGTGATTTCATTATTGTGCCTTATAATGTGCTGATGACCAATCTGATTCTGATTTACCATATTTTAGTAAACCCACCATCACTTCTTGTTTATCTGCTTTACTCAAGTTAGATATAATAGAACCTAAAATTACTGTTTGAAATCTAGCATTTATATTAGCTTTCATAGAATTTTCTTTTACGTTTTTCTTTTTAGCGTAATCATTTAATATCTCTATAAAATCATCAGAACTTTTAAATGCATCGTTCCAATTTCCATGTGTTTTTGCATAAGTAGCTTGTTTAATTTTTCCATATGCTGTTTTGACTTTATTAAATCTTGTCAATCCTTTTTTATTCCATTTAAAAGTTTTAGTTTTTTTATCATAATCAACACTAACACCTTGAACTGCTTTAATTTTACTTAAAGTACCAGATTTAAAATCATCAATAACTGCCATAGCTACTTTACCTTGAACAGCCTGAGCACCCTTTGCAATTCCCTCACCTCTAATTGTCTCTGTAGCTTTAGCTTGAAATATTCTAAAGTTTAACCCTAAACCATCTAAATTAGTTCCACTGTAATCAAAGGTTACTCCTTGTGAAAACAACCCACCATATTTAACACCTAATTTTTTTAGTATGTATTCTTTTCTTTTATAATCATTAACCAAACCAACAGAGCCTTTTCCTTTTTTCAATGATACTCCAATGAATCCAGTACCTTTGTGAAGTGAATCAATTAAATAATTATTTAATTCAGCTAGTGTTTTAAATGTTGGTACTGATTGATATTCTAACCAAACATCTGCCGGATTCCATTTATCTAAATCTAATTTTCTACCATATTCTTGTTCATAAAGTTTTTTAGCTTGTTGATTTATACTTAAAGAAGAACCATCTTTGACATATTTTTTTGGTTGATTATTAGCACCTACTATTGATATAAATTTTTCACATTGTGAAATATGTGATTGATACCAATCATCATTGTTTTCTATATACGCTGCTAACCCAAGAGCATCCTTTTCATTCACACCATCAACTTTCCCATATATTTGTGAGTTAGATATAATACCCGAAATAAAAGCTTCTTTGTCAGATGGATTTAAACCATACTGCATTCCACTTAACACTAACAACCACGATAATTCTTGGTCTTTTGTTTGATTTGTACCTCTACCACCTGTTACAGTTAGTTTAGCTAAGTGAATTTGATAATCGTGTCCATCATGTTTCCATTGAAACAATCTATCTCTACCACTGGTGTTATTACCTTCACCAGGTGAAAATTCTTTTATGTCAGTTACACCTTTAAATTGACTTTTTAAAGCTTTAACAAAATCTTTTGGTTCTAAATCACCATATATTTTTGTTTTAACAGTTCCTTGTTGTTCTAAATCTTTGTGTTTTTTCAAAACATCTAAAACACCTTGTTTACTTAATTTTTCACTTTGTTCATTAATTAAATTCTGAATAACTTCGTATATAACTTTATTTGGTAAATTCAAATCTTCCATTGATTCACGAAGTTGTTGAATATGTGTTGTGTTTTTTATATTAGGCATTCCATCGTGAACACGATATGCCCATTCTACTAATATCTCTTCAATGATTTCTGAAATATGTGTCATTTATAACCTTTCCGTAATGTCTTGCATTTCACCATAGTTTAAACCCATTTTTGA